CCTGACCTCAGCAGTGCGATTGGTATTCCAATAGCTTTGACGCATTCTGACGCTCATTGAGTGAGGCTGTAACAGCCCGTTATTCCACGCATATGCACTTTGTTCCGCTTTGCGCTTGCCTGCGGCTCGCATCCCTGAATTGATGCTCCCGACTTCCTATGGACTTCCTGGAAGGAAGGGAGGGGCCGAAATTCGCGTTCACAGAATCACCAAGAAGTCAACCGTTGATCCGTTGAAACGGCAACCACCCGAGTCGGACACCTTCATATGGGAAGCCGAAACGGTGGGGTTCGGGTTGCGGGCCACACCAGGGGGCAAACTGGTGTACGTGTTCCGGTATCAGGACCAGACAGGACAGACCCGGCGCGTCACCATCGGACAGCATGGGCAACCCTGGACGGTGGACATGGCCCGGGACCGGGCCGTGCAAATGCAACGCGCCGTGGCGGAGGGCCGGGACCCGAGGGAAGAGAAGAGAGAGGCCCGGAACGCCCTCACCATCGGGCAGTTGGTAGACCTGTATCTGACCGACGGGCCGGCCGACAGGCCGAACAAGAAACCGTCGTCCTGGAAACAGGACATATCGAACCTCCGCCGGCATGTCGTGCCCCTGTTGGGGGACCAGTCCGCCCGCGCCCTGACCCGGGATCAGGTGGCGCGCTGGCGCAACGACGTGGCCGCCGGCAAGACGGCGGCTGACGCGGTGGTCGGTCCCCGGTCCCGATCCATCGTTCGGGGCGGACAGGGCACCGCAGCGCGGGCACTGGCCGCGTTTGGCGCGATGATGACATGGGCCGTGGAACGAAAACACGTTGCCGAAAACCCCGTTCGAGGGGTGGAGACATACAAAGCCAAGAAGAAGGACCGCTTCCTGTCCGAGTCGGAAGTCTCCCGGCTCAACCGCGCCATGCTGTCGCTGGTGGATGACCTGGACATGCTCCGCCCCGCATCCGCAGATTGCTTTCGGTTGCTTATGCTAACGGGGTGCCGCAAGGAAGAGGTGGCTTCCCTGCGGTGGGAGTACATTGACCTTGAGCGCGGACTCTTAAATCTGCCTGATAGCAAGACAGGCGCGAAAGTGGTGGTGCTGGCACTCCCTGCGGTGGAGATGCTGGCCGCCCTGCGGGAGCGGCGCACCGAAGCACCTTGGGTCTTTCCGGCCCGGCGGGGCGAGGGGCCGATTGGTGGCCTTCAGAAAGATTGGGAAATGGTCCGGGAATGGGCCGGGGTGGAGGGTGTGCGAATCCATGACCTCAGACACTCATTCGCCAGTTTCGCCGCCGCCGACGGCGCGTCCCTGCTGCTGATCGGCAAGACCCTGGGGCACCGCCGGGCGGAGACAACGCAACGATACGCGCACCTTGCGGATGACCCCGTGCGCCAGGTCGCCAACGCCGCCGCCGGCCGAATTGCCCGTGCCCTCACCTCAAAATCGGGGGAACAGGGGGAACACGGGGAACAACATTGATTTGAAAGGGCTTTTCCTGTTCCCCCACCGAGGGAACGCGGGGGAACACGGGGAACAGGGCGCGACAAAAGATGTCTCCGGGAAAACATTTCCTCGCCAACACGTTTCCCCTTGCCGTGTCCGTCCAGGAACGTTATCTTGGGAATACGTTCAAACGGAGACCGCCGCCGATGCTGTACCTTCTCGAGCCGGCCGGTACCTCATCCCAACTGGCTGAGGTGTCCGGAGACTTCCTGCCGCCCGCGAAACAGCGGGCTTGGCTGAACCAGGGCCGTTTTTTTACGCCGGTTCCGCCGGGCCGCCCCGGCCGCGAACGCCAGTGGCCCTTGCTGGCGTTCTACGAAGCCGCGCTGATCGGCGCCATTGGCCGCGCGGGGTTTGATACTTCAATCGCGCATGAGGCGTTCTTGACGATGTTCCATCGTATCGAGACGGAAAAGCTGACCGATGACGAGCGCATCAACATTAGCGTTGCCGCCCGAGACGCGGGCAACGACCGCCGCGAAGCGGTTCTGACCGAAGTCCTGCGCCGCTGCACGGCTGACGACATTCCCGAGTTCGGCCGCCCGGCGCCGCCCGACAACCGGGATATGTGGTTCCTGACGCTGATCGGTCCCGTCGGTGAGTTCGATGGGCACCGCACCACACTGGATGCGATCACGCTGGTTCGGGGGCCGGCCGCTCGCCTGCCGGCGATGGTGCCCACGATCCCGCCCGACATGGCGCGCCAAGGTTTTTTGGCCGTCCACATGGTGCTGGACGTGACGGCCGCTGTGCAGCGCGTCCATGACGTGATCGGACCCGCCGCCGCCGTCGCCACCGCAACCGCCTAACCGGAAAAACACCATGACCACTCAGGCCAACGCGCCCCCCGAGGCGCGAACCCCCGAGCTTTGCCTTCCGGCCCACCTGCGCAAGAAGCGGCTCCGGCCGGCCGAACTGTGCGAGTACCTGGAGGCCGCGCACGGGATCGAAATCAAGCCTTCGACCTTGGCAACGTGGCGTTGCCGGGGCGGAGGCCCGCCGTTCGTCCGCTTCAACCGGACGCCGCTCTATCCCCGCGACCTGGCCGACGAATGGGCCGACGCCAAGCTGGGCGACCCGATCACCAGCACCAGCGAGGTGGCGTGATGAAGACGCCCGCCGATTACGCCGCCATGGCCGATCCCGACCGCAACCCGCACTTCCGCCGGCCCTGGCAGGAACCGGAGCGGCCCGCCCGCTGGCCGGAGCCGGTCCCCGAAGATCGGTACGCGCACCTTGCCCGCCTGCTGGTTCGCGACATAAGGGCGGAGGCCGCCTGACCATGACCACCCCGCGTCCGAACACCCGCCTGGACTTCGACGCCATCAACCGCGCCGCCCTGTCCGCGCTGCCCGCCTTGCTGGCGCGCTGGTTGCCCGATGGCGCCCGCAACGGTGTCGAGTACGTCGCGCGGAATCCGCGTCGCTCCGACCGCCGGCCCGGATCGTTCTCGGTGAACATGCGCACCGGCAAATGGGGCGATTTTGCTACCGGGGACAAGGGCGGGGACCCGATCAGTCTCGCCGCATACCTGCACGGGATGCGCCAGGTCGAGGCCGCCCGGGCGCTGGCCGACATGCTGGGGATACGCCATGATTGACACCACCGCACGGGCGTTCGCCCCTCTGACCGACGAAGAGCGCGCCACCGCGAACGACGCCCGCCCGCCGAAGGGCGACAAGACCCCGATCATCCCGGTTCCCGACGATGCGCCGCCGATGCGCTTCCGTCATCCGGCCTGGGGCGCGCCTGTCGCCACCTGGCCCTATCACGACGCCGACGGCCGCCTGATGGGCTTCGCCGCCCGGTTCGAGTTCGAGACCGAAGGCCGGCCGGACAAGGACGTTCTGCCCCTCACCTACTGCGACATCGGCCAGGGCAAGCGCGCATGGCGCGCCAAGAGCATCCCGGCGCCGCGTCCGCTGTACCGCCTGCCCGACCTGCTGGCCCGGTCCGATGCGCCCGTGCTGCTGGTCGAGGGAGAGAAGACCGCCGACGCCGCCGCGACCCTGTTCCCGGACATGGTGCCCACAACGCCCATGGGCGGGGGCAAGGCGCCGCACCTGTCCGACTGGTCCCCGTTGGACGGTCGGCCGGTGATCGTCTGGCCCGATCATGACGATCCCGGCGCCGACTTCGCCGCCCGCGTGGCCGAACTGGCGATGGATGCCGGCGCCGCGTCGGTGCGCATCGTCGAGGTGCCCGCCGATTTCCCCCCGAAGTGGGACGTGGCCGACGATCCGCCGGAGGGCGCCGAACTGTCCGCGCTGCTGGCCGATGCCGCGCCGTGGATGCCCCCGACCGATGAAGACGACGCCCCGCCCGCCGACGAACCGAAGCGGCCGGGCTTCGCCACCTATGACACCTGGACCACCTACGGCCGGCCGGGGCTCTATTTCCACGGCTTCGGCAAGGGCGATCCGCCGCCGCCGACGGACACCTGGATTTGCTCGCCCATATGGGCCGACGCCATGACCGAGGGCGCCGACGGGCGGGACCACGGGCTGTTGCTGCGCTTCACCGATCCAAAGGGCCGGACGAAGGAATGGGCCGCGCCCATGTCCCTGTTGGCCGGCGACGGGTCCGACCTGCGGCGGGAGCTTCTGGACCAGGGGGTTCGGATCGACATCCAGGCCGGCCGGACGCTGTTGCCGCGCTGGATCATGCTTCAGAAGCCATCCCGCGACGTTCTCGCCGCGACCCGGACGGGCTGGTTGTCCGACCGCTCCGCCTACATCATGACCGACCGCACCATCGGTGACGCCGAAGCGGTGTGGCAGGGCACGGACGCACCGGGCACCGGCACCGCCGGCACCCTCGACGGCTGGCGTACCGAAGTGGCCGCCCGCGCCGTCGGCAATCCGCTGGCCGTGCTGGCCCTGTCCGCCGCGTTCGCGGGGCCGCTGCTGGCGCGCGTGCATCGGCAAGGGGCCGGCCTGCATTTGGTCGGGGACAGTTCCACGGGCAAGTCAACGCTGCTGGATATGGCCGCGTCGGCATGGGGACATCCGCGCGAGTTCGGCCGGTCATGGCGCACCACGTCCAACGGCTTGGAGGCCGTGGCCGCCGCCCGGAACGACGGTCTGCTGATCCTGGACGAAATCAGCGAATGCGACCCGCGCGAAGTCGGCGCCGTGGTCTATGCGCTGGGCAACGGCGCGGGCAAGACTCGCGCGACCCGCACCGGTGGCGCCCGCCCTGTTCATCGGTGGCGCGTGGTGGCGCTGTCTTCGGGGGAACGCTCCATCGCTGCCAGCATGGCGGAGGGTGGACGGCACCAGAAGGCCGGGCAGTCCGCGCGCCTGTTGGACATCCGGTGTGACGGCCGCGCGCATGGCGTCTTCGACGTGCTGAACGGCGCAGCGGACGGTCGCACCCTGTCCGACACCCTGAAGACCGCGAGCGAGGATCATCACGGGCACGCCGCGCCCGCGTTCATTGAGGCCCTGTTGAACGACGGGCAGGACCTGGGGGCGCTGCTGGCCGACCTTCGCGCCGAACCGGGCTTCGCGGCCGGCGCCGAGTTGGAGGGCCGCGCCGCGTCCATGCTGGCCCTGATCGCCATGGCCGGCGAGTTGGCGCGGGACTACGGAATCGTGCCCTGGCCGGAGGGCGCCGCCCTCGACGCCGCGACGCTGGCGTTCGGTCTGTGGCGGGAGGGCCGCACCGAGGGCCGGCCGGAAGACGAACAGATTCTCGACGCGGTGCGCGCGTTCCTGGACCGGCACGGCGACACCCGGTTTTCGGACGTGAGCAAGACGGACACCATCCAGACCCGCGACCGCGCCGGCTGGTGGCGTGACGACTACCAGGACCGCCGGACCTACCTGTTCACGTCCGATGCCCTGAAGGAAGCGGTGGCCGGGCACGACCTGACCCGCGCCCTGGACGCGCTGGATCGGGCCGGGTGGATCGTGGATCGGGACCACGGGAAACGGTCGAAGAAAATCCGTGTCCCGGGACGCCCGGTCAACGTCTATGCGATCCGGCCGGAGGGATGACCGATGGCCCTGGCCGACATGCTGGCTCGGCGCCGGGCCGAACGGGAACACCAGGACCGTGACGCCCTGGCCGCCGAACTGCTGGCCCGCGCGGATCACGTCTACGCGGTCATGGCCCACATCGCCACACACGGACACGACGGCGGGACAGACGAGCCGTGTGTTGAATGGGAACCGTGACGTCACCGCCTCTGAGACAGAAGGTGACATTTTCGACACATTTTTCGCTTTCCGAAAGTCCGCTTAAGTATCAATAGGTTAGCGTGGGCGTTTCGACGCTAGTTTCTGTTGACCGGCGCACTCCAGTGTCCCCAGAATTCCTTTCGAACTGTTGTGGCAATCCAAGTGGTCGCCGCGACGCCGTTCGGTTTCATGTCAAGTGTCGACACAGTGCTATGGGAAAAGGGGAAGGGCTATGGTTAAATTGACGCGCTTACTGGCAGCTATCGCAGCCAGTTCATTCCTCATGATCGGCTTTGCTCATGCTGAGCCGCAGAAAACCGCCGAAATGGAAGTGCAGGCACGATCACCCCAAACGCCTTTAGACGGTGGGGGAAAGTGCTCCCACCATGAAAGGCGGTCACACAACGTCGCGGATGGGTATTTTATTGTTGAAAAAGGTGAATATGCACCTGTATTCACAAATACTGATACAAGTCATAAGGGCAGTTGGTGCCGTTGGGAATTTGGTGATTACAAAGAAATAGCAACTGGAATTGTTGTTCCGACTACAGTCATCATTGTTGCAAGGGCTTGCAGCCCGTCCGGGATGGATAATATCGGTCGTAACAGCACTTCAATATGCAAAGGGTACGCCTATATGCAGCCTATACCAAAGATGCAGTGACATTCCAGCGCTTCTAGGGACAACGTCACTAACGCCAGTCAACGAACATCAACGACGGGCAAATTTAACTTCACGCGCGCGCGAGCCCGGACTTGTTTCCGGGCTCTTTTTCTGTCCAGGCTGGCAATGGCTGGACAGGGAAAGCACATGTCATTTCTTCGACGCATTCTTGGATTGGAAACCCGCTCGGGATCGCTTGGCGACCTCGAGGCGCTGTTGCGCGAGGCACACGGCACCGCTGCCGGGCTGACCGTCTCCCCCGAGGCCGCGTTGCGGTGCGCTCCGGTTGCCGCGTGCGCCCGGGTCCTGACCGAGGCCATTGCCCAGCTTCCCCTTCACCTGTACCGACGCACGCCTGACGGCGGGAAGGAACGGGTGCCCGCGTCCGATCATCCCCTTGCCCGCCTGGTCGGGTCCGCCGTCAACGACTGGACCAGTTCGGCCGAATGGCGCGCCACGGCGATGATGCAGTTGGTCACCCGGGGCGAGTCCTTTTCCTGGATCGGCCGCGCCCGGGATCAGGTCTTCGACCTGGTGAACGCGCCGCCGGGGACGATCACGACCGAATGGACCGACGCGGGCGAGCCGCTGTTCCGCGCCACCCTGGCCGACGGCACGCAACGCCCGGTGGACCGATCCGAGCTTCTGTGGTTGCGCCTGCCCGGCCCCGATCCGCGCCGGCCCCTGTCGCTGGTGGAACAGGCCCGCGAGGCGATTGCCCTGGCACTGGCGATGGAGGGCTACGCCGGCCGGCTGTTCCGCAAGGGCGCCCGGCCGTCCGGTGTCCTGACCGCGCCGGGCCGGCTGACCGAACCCGTCATTGAGCGGCTGAAGCGGTCGCTGGCCGCGCTGCATTCGGGGGACCAGTCCGGCGGAACGGCCGTTCTCGAAGAGGGCATGAAGTTCGAGGCGTTGCAGTTCTCGAGCGTTGATCTTCAGTTCCTCGAGCTTCGGCGCCACCAGATTGCGGAAATCGCCCGCGTCTTCCGGGTGCCGCTGCATCTGGTGCAGGAACTCGAGCGCACCACACACAACAACGCCGAACACATGGGGCAACAGTTCCTGTCCCTGACCGTGCTTCCGTGGTTGCACCTTTGGCAACAGGCCCTGGCCCGCGACCTGCTGACCGAGGAAGAGCGCGAGACCCTGTTTTTCGAGTTCCTGACCGATGACCTGGCCCGCGCCGATCTGGCGTCCCGGATGACCGCCTACGTCCAGGCCGTTTCGAACGGAATCCTGACCGGCAACGAGGCCCGGGCGATGGAGAACCGCCCGCCGCTGGCCGGTGGGGATCAGCTTCGCGTGCCCCTGAACACCGCGCCGGCCGGAGGGGGTGACGATGCTTGAACGCCTTGAAGTCCGGTTCGACCCGACGCCGACCACCGAGGGCGAGTTCTCCGGCTATGCCGTGACCTGGGGCACGGTGGACAGCTACCGCACCGCGTTCGCGCCCGGCGCCTTCGCCGCCAGTCTCGGGACCGGCCGGCCCGTGGCGCTGCTGTGGTCGCACGATCCGGCCGCGCCCGTCGGCACGATCACCGAACTCCGCGAAGACGAGCGCGGGTTGTTCGTCCGTGCGCGTCTCGCGCTGGCGACCACGCGCGGGCGGGAGGCTTACGAGCTTCTCAAGGCCGGCGCCGTCAACGGGCTGTCGGTCGGGTTCGTCCGGCGCCGTGACGAAGCGATGGCCGGCGGGCGCCGCATCACCGAGGCCGTCGCCAAAGAGGTTTCAATCGTAACCCTACCGTCAAACGAGAGTGCCCGGATCGTCGAGGTTCGGGCGGACCAGGCCGCGCACGCGGCGCAACCGAAAGGACAGGACATGGAAAAGGAAGCCATGACCGCCGCCGCGCCGGATGAAACGCGCGGCTCCGATACCGAGGATTTCGAAACCCGCATGTCGGGGGCCGTCGAGACCCTGACCGGCACCGTCAACGAACTCCGGTCCACCGTCGAGGCGACCACGAAGCGGCTGGATCGCGTCGAGGCCCGCGCCGGCCGCGCTGGCGCCGCCAATGGCACCGAAACCCGTTCCGGTGTCGAGGTGGAACACCGCGCCCTGGCCGCGCTCGCCCGGGGCGATGACAAGCCCATGATCGAACTGCGCTCCATGTGGTCGGGCAGCGACCCGGACGGCGGCTATGTCGTCATGCCGCAGCTTTCCGCCACAATGACGAAGAAGCTCTTCGACGCAACGCCCATGCGCCGGCTGGCCCGCGTCGAGACGATCACTCAGGGTGACGCCTGGGTGGAGCCCATCGACGCCGACGACATCGGCGCGACCTGGGTTGGCGAGCGGGAAGCCCGCACCGACACCGACACGGCCGAACTCGGTCTGTTGACGGTGCCGCTCCGGGAAATCCAGGCGCAACAGCCGATCACGCAACGCCTTCTGGACGATTCCGGGATCAACCTTGGTCAGTGGATCGAAGGCAAGATCACGGACAAGTTCACCCGTTCCGAGGGTGCGGCGTTCATTTCCGCGACCACGACCCCGAAGCGCCCGGCCGGCCTGCTGTCCTACGCGACCGCCGCGACCGCCGACGCGACCCGCCCGTGGGGCACCATCCAGTTCGTGAAGTCCGGCGACAACGCCAAGATCACGGCGGACGGGCTGAAGAACCTGGTCTGGGCACTGCGCGCCCCGTACCGCGACGGCGCGGTGTTCCTGATGAACAGCAACACCGCGAACAGCCTGGACACCCTGACCGACACTGAGGGCCGCTATCTGTGGCGTTCGTCCATGACGGCCGGCGCCCCGAACAGCCTGTTGGGCTACCCCGTCGAGTTCGACGAGACCATGCCGGACATTTCGGGCAACGCCTTCCCCATCGCCTTCGGGAACTTCAAGCGGGCTTACCTGATCGTGGACAAGCTGGGGACCCGGTTCATCCGCGACAACCTGACCGACAAGCCGAACGTCCTGTTCTACGCCTATCGCCGCGTCGGTGGCGGGTTGGCGAACAGCGAGGCCGTGAAGCTTCAGAAGATCACCAGCTAGGGAGCCCGGACCATGAAGGACCTGAAGAACAACGTCGCGGTGGTCGAGGTGCTGCCCCCGGCCGCCATGACCGCCGACAACACCCCGGCCGCCCTGGACCTGAACGGCTTCCGGTCTGCCGTGCTGCTGCTGCACGTCGGGATCGGGGGCATCACGTTCAGCGGCACGAACAAGATCGAGTTCAAGCTGACGCACTCGGACGATGACGCGACCTATGAGGCCGTCACCGCCGATGACCTGGACGGGGTGGACTCGGTGGGCACTGGCGGGATCGTCAAGAGCCTGACCAGCGAGCAGGCTGCCGCCACCCTCGACAAGATCGGGTACGTCGGGGGCAAGCGGTATCTGAAGCTGCTGGCCGACTTCAGCGGCACGCACGGCACCGGGACGCCCATTGCGGCTGTTCTGGTGAAGGGTCACCCGCTGAACGCGCCGGTGGCCTAACAGGCGACGGGGGGAGCGACACCGGCGCGGACCCGGTGGAAGCCTGGCCTTGGCCCCGTCGTGGGATTCCTCTCCCTGTGATCCGAGGCCAGGCCGTCCGCACCGTCCGCCGGGGGTTGTCCAGCCTTGCCCCCGGCGGACCCTTATTCGGAGACACCGCCATGCCCAGCCGCGCCCCGTCCGTCTGCCCGCACTGCCAGGGCACACACCCGCATGGTGTGCGCTGCCCACGTCTGCGGGATGACCGGCCGTCCGCTGCCCGACGCGGCTATGACCGGACGTGGCGGGAGCTACGGGCGGAGTTGATGCCGGCGGGCACACCCTGCCGCCTGTGCGGTCGGCCGGCGCACCACCTGGACCATATCCAGCCGAAGCGCCGAGGCGGAACCGATGACCCGTCGAACCTGCAACCGCTTTGCCATGGTTGCCACAACCGCAAGACCGCTGCTGAACGGAGCGCGCCATGTTGACCATTGAAGACGCCCCCGAGACAGACATGGGCGACCAAGACCGCGCTGGGCATCACCGGCACGGGTGACGACGCATGGCTGGGCGACCTGATCGGCCGGGCGAGTGCGGCTGTCGTGTCGTTCTGTGGCTGGCCGATCCTGACCGGCACCTACAGCGAGACCGTCGAGACGGACGGCCGGACCCATACCATCCTGTTGTCGCGCTTCCCGATCACCGCTGTTACCGGGCTGACCCTGGACGGTGTGGACGTGACGGCGGACCTGGACTGGAAGGTTCAGGCCGGTGGCGCGCTGACCCGGTGGAAGGATCACCGCGCCACACCCTGGCCGCGCGGCGCCCTGGTGGTCGAGTACGACGCCGGGCACGCGACCGCACCCGATGACATCCAGGCCGCGACCATCGAACTGGTGCGCCAGTGGTTCGACCGCGACCGCGACCCGACCGTGAAGAGCACCAGCTACAACGGAACCGAGACCAGCTATGTGGTGAACCCGGCTGGCCTGCCCGCCGTGGTCCGCGATCTGCTGACACCGCACCGCCTGCCCGGGCTGCGATGACCCCGGGGGCGGGTCGGATATTTCGGGCCGTGGGGGTGTAGACCGGTGTGGGGTCAAGTGCGAGATGCCGCCGAAATTGGAGGTTTTACAGCCATGAAGGGCAGAAAGCCGAACCTGTCGGTGGTCGAGGGCGGGAAGTCTCCCGGCCGGGCACCGCCGCCGCCGTCCTGGATGGCCGATCACGCGAAGGCCGAATGGCGCCGCGTCGCGCCTGAACTGCACCGGCGCGCGCTGCTGACGGCTGAGGCCAGGGCAACGCTCGAGTCCTATTGCATCGCGGTCGGCACCGTCCGCGAGACCGAAGAAACGCTGATCCGCGAGGGCCGCACCGTCCAGGGCGAGCGCGGTCCCGCCGTTCATCCCGCGTTCAAGGTGCAACAGGGTGCCATGCGGGAAGCCCGGCTTCTCGGGTCCGAACTGGCGTTGACGCCGCACAGACAAGCCCTGAGAGGCAAGACCGATGACGACACCGGAAACGACGGATGGGGCGGACTGGTGGACGGTTGACCAATGCCGTCCCGCTTGGCTGTTCGATGACTCCGACATTCCCGATCCGCATGGTAAGGGCGCGCGGGCTGTCGCGTTCGTCGAACGCCTGACGATCACCGAGGGACCGCGCGCGGGGAAGCCCCTGGGGGACGTGCTGGCACCCTGGCAACGGCGGCTGATCCAGCGCATCTACGGCGACACCCTGCCCGATGGCCGGCGCCGTTTCTCCGACGTTGCGGTATGGCTGCCCCGGGGCAACGGCAAGACCACCCTCATTGCCGCGCTGGGGTTGCTTCACCTGCTGGGGCCGGAGCGTGACGCCGCCGGGCAGGTGGTGGTCGCGGCGGCTGATCGGGGGCAGGCATCCATCGGGTTCGGGCACGCGAAGCGGTACGTCGAAGCGGACAAGACCTTGAGCCGGATCGTGCGCGCCGTCGAATCACAGAAGGAGTTGCATCACCCGAAATCGGGATCGGTCCTGAAGGCCATTTCCCATGAGAGCTACACCAAGCACGGGCTCAACGTCTCCCTGCTGATCGGCGATGAAATCCACGCATGGCCGGCGCACTCGGGGCGCGAACTGTGGCGCGTGCTGCGGACCAGCATGGGCAAGCGGGCCGATCCGTTGACCATCACCATTTCGACCGCTGGCGTCGGCCGCAACACCCTGGCATGGGACCGATGGTCCTATTCGCACGCGGTGGCGAAGGGCGAGCGCGAGGACGAGTCGTTCTTGCCGGTGATCTTCGCTGTCCCTGAACCGCCGGAGGGGGAAGACGTGCCCTGGCAGGATGAACGCCTTTGGCACGCGCTGAACCCGGCCTTGGGCGAGTTCCTGTACCTGGACGAATTGCGCAAGCTGGCGCGTCAGGCCGCCCCGCTGCCGCATGAGGTAGAGGGCTGGCAACAGTTGCACCTGAACCGCTGGATTGACGGCAGCGTGGCCGGGTGGGTGGCGATGACATCATGGGATCGCGGCGCCGATCCGGTGGACCTGGACGCGCTCGAGGGCCGGCCGGCCTGGATCGGGGTAGACCTCAGTTCCACCACCGACTTGACCGCCGTTACCCTGGCCGTGGCCGACGATGACGGCGAGACCATCAACGTGGTGCCGTTCTGTTTCGTGCCAGCGGACAACATCCGCCGCCGGGCGGAGGTGGACGGGGTGCCGTATCCCGCCTGGGCGGACTCCGGCCTGCTGACCGCGACACCGGGCAACGTGGTGGATTACGGCGCCGTCGAAGCCTGCATCATGGGCTTGGCGGAGCGGTTCGACGTGCGCGAAATCGCGATGGACCAGTGGAACGCGACCGCGACCATCAACCGCTTGACCGAGGCCGGCTTGCCCGTGGCGACGCACCGGCAAGGGTTCCTCAGCATGTCGGCACCGATGAAGGACACGGAACGCCTGATCCTGTCCGGCAAGGTGCGCCACGGCGGACACGAGGTGTTGCGCTGGTGCGTCGGCAACGTGACGCCCGACCGCGACCCGGCCGGCAACATCAAGCCGTCAAAGACCCGATCCAAGGAGCGGATTGACGCCGCGACCGCGCTCATCATGGCCGTGGGCCGCGCCGTGGCCGGTGATAACGCCAGTTCGATCTACAACGACGAAACCGCCCGGCCGGACGGGTTCTTGATCCTCTGAGGTGACGCCATGACGCCAGACCTGAAGACACCTTTCCGCCTGCTGGGGCAGGCTGCGACGTTCACCCCGACCGTGGGGTCGGCCGTCTCGTGCAAGGCCATGCCCGTGGGCGGAGGCGAGACGTTCCAGGTGGGCAAGGTGGCGTTCACCGTCGCCCGACCGCTGTTCCACGTCCGCCGATCAGAGGTAACACCTGCTGTCGGTGGCGTGCTGACGGTGGACGGCACCGCGCACGCGATCCAGGCTGTCGAGGCCGTCGAGGGCGATGCCCGGGGTCTGTTGTGGCAGGTGATGCCCGCCTGGGGCGCGCTGTTCGATTCGACCACACCGGGATCAGGGGGCGGCTCCGAGTACGATCCGCCGGACCCGACGATGACCTATACCGCCGCCGCGACTTCGGCCGGTTCCGGGACGCTGACCGTTCTTTCAAGCGGCTGGACCACGGGCAGGGCGCGGAACGGCGACTCCCTGACGGTGGACGGATCGGACTACGAGATCACCGGCGACGTTCAGTTGTCGCTGATCGGCATGTCCTACGGGTTCGCCGACATCCCGCTGGATACCGGCCTTGTGGGCGCCCTGGACGGCGACGAGGCCGTCACGTTCACCGCTGCCGGCACGAGCAACACCAGAAGCGTCCGGGCTGCTATCGCCGACTATGCGGCGGAGGAGGTGCGCGGGGGTGTGTTGGCGTCTGATCGGCGCCTTGTCGTGCGGGTCGGCGACATCACTCCGGCGCCCACCACCAGCGACTTGGTGTCTATCGACGGCACCGACTGGTCCGTCGTCTCCGTCGAGACCATCCATGTCGGCGCCGACGTGGTGGCGTGGGTTTGCCAATTGCGGCGATGACCGTTGAAATAATACTACCTTGTGTTGGCAATAGACACACCGAGATCTATTAATAAAAAATTTCGCCCCTAGAGTGCACTAGGGGCGAAATTAGACTAGTTTTTGGCGCTGAGACCCAAATTTTTCACTCCTCGGCACAACGCGGAGACGAAATCAAGTAGCCATAGCGGTATTCTTATTTCTGCTCACCGACGAGAACTCAGAACTATATGATTCTTTTCTTCTTATATTGCGAAGTATAATTTCCTTTTTCCAGCTTTCTAGTTTTTCGAACTTCTCCTTTTCCCTCTCAATTCTTCTGAGCATTTCGGAATCCTGCATGTCTTTCACTCCTGATTGGCGCGTATTTTTGCTCTTAATTCTTCGAGGTTGATCCTATCCGTAAGAGAACTATAGGCGTTCTCCGTCACGAGATAGCTGTAGCGTGGAACTACCCCTTTTGGACTATGCTCTCTCGGAAGCCAAATAACCGAATAACCCTGTTCGTCTTTCCGCTTTTCCGCTGCGAACAAACGAAAATACAATTGAGGTGCTACACCCCGGAACGGCTCAAACGAAACCGCCGCGGGATGGTCGCCCCCTTCCCCATCAACAACGGTTGAAGCCCGGTACAAATCCTTCGTCATACTTTTGGGATAGGGTTCGATATAGACAACTCGGCGGACGCCGGATCCTATAATGTGCCTAGCGCACATATGGCATGGAAAGGTTGTGCAATACAATGTGCCACCGAAAACGGCCACACCCCTTCGGGCCGCCTCAATGATCGCATTCATTTCAGCGTGAACAATCCTTCCAAACTCAATCAAACTTCGAATCCGAGTCCCCTCAAGAGCTTCCTTGTATTCACCATACACTAAATCTATCGTAATTTGATCATCGCTGCAACTCTCTGGGATATTTAGCAAATTCAAACGCCGCAGCCCCGACACTATTTCTTTAACGATGTCATTCCTTATAACTGCATTTGCATCGCGGCCATGACGAAAGTCACGGTCATCATATTTTTCCGCATCGCCGTCCCAAAACACACCCCCACCAGATGCAGGCACCTCATTACATCCAGATGAAATGTGATCGCCCTCACAACTAGTCAGAACTGCCCCAACTTGTCGTGACAAATCTGCCGAGCGGAGCGCAACCGCCCTAGCATGAAACATCCAGTATTCATCCTTTTGGGGCGTTATAAATGGGCTCCCAAATATAAGATCGACAAATCGCTGAACTTGGCCTTCAATATCGGCACTAGATGAGATAAAAAAATCTGCTTCCGGAAAAGCGTTTCTAACATCTTGCTCATAATCCCCCCCTCTATGTTCATCAATTTCAATAATTTCTTTTGCCTTTTCCTCAAAATCACCGTCAGCGAGCGAAAGATGTGACTTTGCTATCCTCTTTTTAAGGTTTTCAAGACGAATCTGCCTTGTTGTATACACCGAAATCGCAAAAAAAGCCGAACCGTACACGTTCCGAAGAGCCCGCACTTCTTCGGGGTGCTTTAACGAATCGAAAATATATGCTGTTGCATCTGCCGGCTGCCCCTCAGGCGTTCCAGCTTCTTCTCTGTAACTCGCGAGCAGCGGGAGAACGTAGAACAGGATCGCTTCGCCTGTCTTAGCAGCGCCCCGTATTCGATCGCCACCGTCGATTAGAGTGCGAATTCGCACCTCTTCATGTTTCATGCTCGGGTAACTGGCCTCGTCAACCCCGCACACTTCAGCGATGACGTCACTGATCCGGATGGCTCGCGATTTGTAACCAGCAACACACAACGCCCTTTCCAAGCTCATGCGTACTGCTGACAGGTCCGTGCCAGCAGCTCCGATGAGCCCGAAGAACAATTCTGGCCGCGTATCGCTCACGTACCCTCTCCACTCCTCGATCCCCGCGAAAAGTCATCGAGACACATTCTGCACCCAACATGAACCTAGGAGAAGTGCGTGAAGCGCAATAGGTAGCGTTTTTTTATGTTGCGTTGCCTATCAACGCCACCACCCGCCGCCTGACCGCCGCGCCACCGTGGCGCACCGGCCCGCCATCAGGGAGCCCTGGAGGCGGTTTTTGCGTTCCGTTCCCCGAGGTGTTCCCCGTGTTCCCCCATGTTCCCCGGCCGGGGGAACAGGTTTTTCCCGGTAGAAACAACGTTGTACCCTCTGTTCCCCGTGTTCTCCCGGGGAACAACAGGGGGGAACCTGGAAACGGCGGGGGAATGTCTGCGCGGGGCAGGGGGCCGCAGCGACCCCGGCCTTCCTGAAACCGCGCCCGAAACTTCCTATAGACTTCCTGAAACGGAACAAGGGGCTGACCCGGAAAAGCCAACCCCTTGTTTTTACTTCGGAATTTTGGTGGAGCCGAGGGGAATC